CTGTTTCTTTTTACCCCAAAAACGACTCAAACAGCCACTATCGGCTTGAATCGGATCAGGACTAGTCATGACGGCTGAAACAGGCTCAGAAGGGCTGCAATCGGTTGAGGTAGGGGTAACAGAACCGCGTAAAGGCTCTCAAGTGCCTAGAATCCGCTCAAAGCCATTAGATCTGCCTACTAGAGGCGATGAGATGATCCAGTTCTGTACAGATATCGGATTTCCATTGCTCCCATGGCAACAACAACTGGCTCGAGATTGTTTACGATACAAGGCTGATGGGCGCTGGGCGCATCCACTAATCGGCATCATGTTGCCACGCCAGCAGGGCAAATCTACATTCATGGCGCTTCGAATCCTGTTTGGAATCTATGTCCTAGGCGAAAAGATGCACCTTGCCACAGCTCATAAGTTAACTACATCGAGCGAAATCTTTTTTAAGGTCAGCGAGATCATCGACAATTCTCAGATGCTCCTGGATAACTTCGCTAAGAAGTACGAATCTAAAGGATCGCAGGAAATCAGGTTTAAGAATAAAGCCCGGTATCTAATCAGAGCAGGCAATTCAGCCGCTCGAGGTATTGCTGCTCCAGATGTAATCCATATTGATGAGTTGCGAGAGTTCGACACAGAAGATGTCTGGAGTTCGATGCGATTTACTCAGATGAGTAATCCAAATCCGCAGGCCTATGTCTATTCGAATGCTGGCCATGCCAATTCAGTTCTGCTGCATAAATTTAGGGAGCGCGGTTTAGCGGCAAGTGAAGGAGCCGATGATTCAATCGGTTGGTTCGAATGGTCGGCTGAGCCAGGGGCCGAGATCACCGATAAAGAAGCCTGGTATCAGAGCAATCCATCGCTAGGCCACACAGTTCATGAAGATAACATCAAGGACAGCCTGTCGGATCGTGAAGATATTTTCCGCACCGAGATATTGTGCCAATTTGTAAGCATGATTAATCCTGTGATCTCAGAGGCCGAATGGAAAAAGTGCAAGGCTGAAGATCTGCCTCAGCTTGATGTTGAGAAGGATACTTGGATGGCGATCGATCTTAGCCCAGACAGAAAACACGCTTCCCTAGTTGCAGGTCAGAGAATCGAAGGCAATCGCTTCATGGTTAGCCTTCTTCATACCTGGTTCAACCCGGTCAACCTCGATGATCTTGAAATGGCCAACGACATTGCTTACTGGGTTCGCAAGTTCCCAGTTAATGCGGTTGCTTACTCAAAATCCACAGCCTCAGCAGTTGCGGCCAGATTGGCTCCAGCAGGAATCCCAATCCATGAAGTTAACTCGCAGGAATATCAGCAGAGTTGCGATGAGTTCGTTTCGGCGGTTTCATCGATGCGGCTTGCCCATGCGGATCAAGAAGAATTAACCAAGCAGGTTCTATCGGCCGTCAAATTAACTCGAGGCGATGGTGGTTGGGTAATGGGTCGCAAGCAAAGCGGCATAGTCTGTGGAGCGGTTGCTTCTGCAATGGTTACTCACTTCGCAACACGCGGAGAATCAGAAGTGGACATTCAGATAGGATAATGTCTAGGCAATAGCGTATAATATGTCCAATGGGAATCAGGGACTTATTTACAACGCCAAAGCCAACAACCGAAATTACAGTTGATGCGGCTTCGACACCTGCACCGTTTAACAACACAGCATCTTTCAATCCTTTCGTATTTACTCAATCAGTAGCAACTCGCCAAACAGCGATGGCCGTTCCAACTATCGCTCGCGCTAGAGGAATTATTTGCTCCACACTCGCAGGGTTGCCGCTCGAGCAGTATTCAAAACTCGATGGCTCTCATGTTCCAACTCCAGCAGTAATTAATCAACCAGATCCACGCGTTCCTGGTTCTGCTATTTACGCATGGCTGGCCGAAGATCTCTGGCTAAGCGGCGTTGGGTATGGTCAGGTCTTGGAGCAATATGGAGACACCGGGCGAGTTCGTGCCTGGACTCGCGTTGCACCAGATCGCGTAACAGTTAAATTAAATGCTAATGAAACCGAAATTGTTGGCTACCAAGTCGATGGATCAGTAGTTCCTAATCAGGGTGTTGGTTCACTCGTAGTATTTTACGGATTGGATGAAGGCTTATTGAATCGAGCAGGCCGCACAATCCGCGCCGCTCATGCACTAGAACAAGCTGCTGAAACTTTTGCTAAGGAACCAGTTCCACTTCAGGTTCTAAAATCTAACGGAACTAATCTTCCAGCAGAACGAATTTCTAAACTTCTCGAATCATGGAGAACTGCTCGACTTACTAAATCAACCGCGTTCTTAAATGCGGATGTTGAATTGCAAGCGCTGGGCATCGATCCTGCCAAACTTCAACTAAATGAGGCTCGCCAATATGTCGCGCTGGAATTGGCTCGCGCTTGCAATCTTCCTGCTTACTTCGTTAGCGCCGAAGCAACTTCAATGACTTATAGCAACGCGATCTCAGAACGCCGTTCGCTTATTGATTTCTCAATGAAGCCAATTCTTACAGCGATCGAACAGCGCCTATCTATGCCTGATTTCATCTCATCGACTAACGAGATTCGCTTCTCGCTTGATGAATTCTTGCGTACAGATGCTCTGCAACGCGCTCAAGTTTATGAAATCTTAAATCGAATTGGCGCGATGAGCGTTGAGCAAATCCGAGAAGAAGAAGATCTGATCGACAATAAGGAGAACGCATAATGAAGATAACTATGCCAGTTGCTATCACAGCAGCAGACGCAGAATCTCGAATCATCGCAGGTCGCATTGTTTCATGGAACGCTGAAGGCAATACCTCAGCAGGCCGCACGATGTTCGAGCCAGATTCGATTACAATGTCTAAGAATACAAAATTGGTTCTACAACACGACACAACTCGTCCGCTCGGAAAACTTATGAGCTGGGAACAAGATGCAACAGGCATAACTGCTGAATTTCGTATTGCCAAGACAACCGCCGGTAATGATGCCCTCGAAGAGGCCGCAACTGGATTGCGTTCCGATTTTAGCGTGGGTGTAGATGTTCAGGCTTGGGATAACAAGGATGGCGTTATGGCTATAAGCGCATCTAACCTTATCGAAGTCAGCCTCGTAACAGACGGAGCAATACCAGGCGCAGAAGTCGCAAAAGTAGCGGCAGAAGAAGATAATTCCAAAGCATCAACAGATGTAGCGGATGCAACACCCAACCCAACCAATGAAGGAGAACAAGTGTCAGACACTACCGTTCCAGAAGTTGCTCCTGCCGCAGAAACGGTAGAGGCTGCAAAGGTTGAAGTTAAGGCTGCAACAGCACCTTATATTTCAACTATTGTTCGTAACCCAATCGTTGATAAGGCTTCTTATCTCGAGCATTCAGTTCGCGCAAAGTTAGGCAATGAAGATTCTCGTATGTATGTTGCAGCAGCGGCAGATCTTACAGATAACGCAGGCCTAGTTCCTACACGCCAACTCACAGAGGTCATTAACGGCATCTCAAACGCAGATCGCCCATTTATTGACTCAATTTCTCGCGGAACTCTACCTGATGCAGGTATGACTTTCGAGATCCCAAAGATCACAGTTGCTCCAACAGTTGCAGTTGCATCTGAAGGCGGAACACCATCAGAAACAGATCAGAATGCAGCGTTCGTAACTGTAAATGTTCAGAAGTTCATCGGACAACAGACATTCAGCCTAGAGCTTCTCGATCGTTCTTCACCAGCATTCTTCGCTGAACTCGTACGCCAAATGGAATATGCATATGCAAAGGCAACAGATAACGCAGTTGCAACTGCAATGGTAACCAACGGAACAGACGGCGGAAACCGCGCAGCACTTACAACAGGCGCTCTTGTAGCTGATTTCGTATCAGACGCAGCAGTTTCAATCTACAAGAACACTCTTGGATTTGCACAGAACATCTGCGTATCTCCAGAACAATGGGGCGCTCTCATGGGCTTGGTCGATTCTTCAAATCGCCCAATTTTCCAGCAGACAATCAACCCATCAAACGCTGGTGGCACGCTTTCAGCAACAGCAGTTCGCGGAAACCTTCTCGGACTCAACCTCCGCGTTTCTCGCGCATTGACAGATGGTTCAGGCGTTGGCGATAACACTCTTATTGTTATCAACCCAGATGCTTACACCTGGTACGAATCACCACGCCTATCACTCCAGACAAACCTCATCTCAACAGGTCAGGTTCAAGTTGGAT